CATAGAATTCTTACTCCTAATACTGCAATTCTTTCTCACCAATATTCATGGGGTTCAGTAGGGAAACAACATGAATTATTAGCAGCAACAAAGGCATTTGATTTGACTAGTACTATGCTTATGAATCATTATAAAAAGTTCACAAATTTGGAAGAAGAACAAATCAATAAAATCTTGTTGCCTCCTCATGATGTCTGGTTAAGTCCTTATGAAGCTTTAGAATATGGTTTAGCAGATGAAGTTAAAGAACTAAATTAATGTTTACAAATCTAGAATGAATGTTATAATAGATTCTTAATCACTTAGGAGTCTATTATGAAAACCAATCTTTCTGTTTTATATGGGTTAAAAGAAAAATTCCAATTGCAAAAAGCTTTATCTGAATTGCAATTGGAATTGAATTATATTAACGAATGGTTCAATTCTTATAATCAAAAATATTCTAATAGTGTTGTGACTAAGGCAGGTTATGATGATCCTATAAGAAAACCATATAATGAAATGTTTGACAGATATGAGAAAACTGTTGAGCAATTTAGACTAGCAAAATATTATTTGGAGATATTATGAATACTGCCACATCTAACGAGTTTAGTCTTTTTATTGAGAAACTTTCAACTGAAAAACGTTTAACAAAACTTGATGCGATACTTGAATATTGTAATGAAAACTTTATTGACCCTGATGATGTTGTTCCTCATATTAGTAAATCATTAAAGGATAAAATTGAAATGGAACTTCAACATGAAGGAAAACTACCAAAATCTTCTACTATGTCTATTCTATAGGGTTTATAATGAATGGGTATTCTTTATTCAAATTTGATAAAGCGACAAAACTTCATTTTACTAATGAAAAATATAATGTGTTTGAATATAAGGGAAGTGTTAGAGGATTAACGTTTGAAAAATTTTTAGAAAAAAGAGATTATAACGTCTATAATGCAGTAGCAAGAAAGTTTGAATCTGAAAAAGAAGCAATACAATTTCTAGTTGCAAATTATGCATATAGAAATGATAATCCAATTCATAATATTGCAATGGCTGAAAGAAATATTTCAATATGGAATAAAAGAAAACAAAGCATCAGTCATTTATTCAAAGAAGATATTGATGTCATTAGTCTGCATTTGGAAAAGAAAGGATTAGTAAAATCTGATCTATTTGAAACTAATGGAGATGTTCCAGAATTATTTAAACTGTTTATTGGAGGAAAGATATCAGTAGAAACTATGCACATTTTGAATGAAATGAATGATTATATTACAGAATGGGAACCTATCCATTCTGTAGTCTGGAAAAAAGAATTCTTGGTTATTAAAAAATTAAAGAAATTCGTAAAATTTGATATTGATAAATTAAAGGAGATTTATAATGATTTTTAATGTGTACAAATAGACAAATTTAGTGTATAATATATAAGTTGGTAGTCACTAAGACTATTAATAAACATACTTCGCAAATACTAATATAGGAAATAAAATGGATATCGCTGCTTTAAGAAAAACACGTAACAACAACTTTGCAAAAATTACTTCAGAATTTGAAAAAATTGTTAATCCACCATCAACTGGTTTTGCTGATGATACTCGGTATTGGAAACTTGAAAAAGACAAAGCTGGTAATGCATCAGCAATTATCAGATTCCTTCCAACTCTTGAAGGTGATGAACTTCCATGGGTAAGAATCTTCAATCATGGCTTTCAAGGCCCTACTGGAAAATGGTATATTGAAAATTCTCTTTCTACTTTTAATGAAAATGATCCAGTAGGTGAATTAAATTCTAAATTGTGGAATTCTGGTAATGATGCCGACAAAAAGATTGCACAAGTAAGAAAACGTAGATTGCAATATACTTCAAACATTCTAGTCATTAGTGATCCCAAACATCCTGAAAACGAAGGCAAAGTATTTCTTTACAAATACGGTAAAAAAATCTTTGACATGTTAATGGATAAAGCTAGACCAACATTCGAAGACGAAACACCTGTAAATGTTTTTGATTTATGGGAAGGTGCAAACTTTAGATTACGTATGCGTCAAGTTGATGGCTGGCCTTCTTATGATAAGTCTGAATTCGAATCTCCATCGGAATTATTTGGTGGTGATGAAGACAAAATCTTATCAGTAGTTAATAGCCAATACAAATTAAGTGAATTACTTGACAGAAAATACTTCAAATCTTATGAAGAATTATCGCGCAAATTGAATTCAGTACTAAACACTGAAGGAGAATCTGCTATTAGTGCTTCTCAATTGGCAAATAAAACTGTTGAAGCTCCTACATTCAAATCTGAACCCGCTCCAGTATTTGAATCAAAACCTGTTCCTGCTGCAACAGCAGATGATGACGATATCATGTCGTATTTCCAAAGTATTGCCGACGAGGATTAATTCCTAGGTATAAAAGAAAGGGGCTTAGCGGCCCCTTTTTAGTGTCTAATAGAATTGTCTACTAGCAAATAATTTGCTGACAGTCGAATCATTGTTTCTTGGATCAAACTTAGTAGGTGCCGATTTTGTTTGAGTAGAAACATTATTAGTTGGAGCTGATATGTTGTTTACCACAGTAGATGAACCACCAGCGCTTTGAGAAACATCGGCAGATTTATCATAAACTACATTAGCAACATTTGGTTGACTTGCTTCTGGTTTAATTGCTTCTGGTTTAACTTCCTGAGATACGCTGTCTGGTTTAGTTATTGATGTTGGACTAATACCAATAGCATTTGGTTGACCACCTTCTTGAATTGCTTCTAATGGTTTACTGGATTCTGATTTAATATCAGTTGATGGTTTAACATCTTCGGTGCCAATAACTTTTTGAAGTTCTAGTACAACTTTGTCTTTTATATCAGTTAAACGATTTCCTGCTTCTGGATCATCTTCAGGTTTAATACCATATACATCTTCATAAACTTCTCTAGCAAGCAAAGCGGCAGTTGCGGGTATTGCGGTTATCGCAGAACCAACACCACTGGCTGCTTCTAGTCCCGCACCAACTACATCACCATCAGATAATGTCATTAATGCACCTATACCACCTGCTACAGTACCTAATATTGGTATAGATTTTAAAGCACCTTTTAATGCGGCTTTTGGTAATCGTTTAGCAATTGATTCTGATATTTTAGAACCTACATCGCCAACAGCAGTTACACCAGGAACCTTACTGAATGCATTTTTAGCACGTTCAAAGAATCCAGCTTTCTTCGGAGTTTCTGGTGTAGCTGGTTTAGGTCTTGAATCGCCTGGTTTAATATCTCCAGTAGTGTCTGGTTTAGGAGTTTCTGGAACAGTTGTAGTTTTATTTGGTACGATGTCTGGAGTGTTTGGAATAATATCAATAACATCCATTGCCTCTGCGGCACCGACTCCAGCAGCCGCAGCTCCTAATCCAAATAGACCTTTTTTGCCCATTCCACTTCTACGCTTTCTACTATTATTTCTAGTAGGTTTAGGTCTATCTTTTTTATCGCGTTTATTATCTAATACATCTTTAAGTTTATCTTCAGCGGCATCTTTAAGAGTATCCAATGGACTCTTATTTTCATCAGCTTTCTTTGTAATTTCTTCAGTACGCTTTTTGAGTTCTGCTAGAATCAATTGTTGAACTTTGAAAGTATCGTCAAGAATCTTATTCTGCTTGTTCATCAATTCTAGTTGACTATCTTGGTATGTATTAGTCGTTCTTTGGGTTTCAAGTTTGTCTTCCATTGAAACGTCACTGTGAGTCATTGGTTCAATTGAATCGGATAACTTAGTTATAACATCACGCAATGAATCCACAATTGAAGAAAATTCTTTAGTAATTTCAGAATCCATTTTAGGAGGTTCTGGAATAGAAGGTTGTACTAACGGTGTCTGATTATCCAATACCGGTTCTGCAGGTGGTACAGGTGATTTCTTCATTGAACCTTTACCAACACCAAAGAAATCTGCATCCTTTTCTCTATCAGTCTTTTCAGGATTCTTTATCTTGTATCGTTCATCGACTTGAGATAATCCTTTGCCAACTTCAACCTTTTCTTTTAAGTATTCCTGTGCTTTTTGACTTCCGCCTTTAAGGAATTCTTCTTTTGAAAGATTTCCTCTAGCTTCATTCATACGTCTTTCGTTCTTATTGTTCCGATAGAGTAATGCTTGTTGTTCTTTGTATTGTTGTTTAAGCACTTTTTCGGAACGGGTACTACCAAGACCTTTCTGAGTCTTAATGAATTCTTCACGATTTCTAGCATTGGCTGAAAAAGATGTTGATACACCTCTAGCCATTCCTTTAAGAGTACTACCAACTCCAATTTTACCAGTATCTCTATTACGGAAAGAATCTTTGATATCACCAAACATTTCTTTAACTGCATCCATACGAGTAGCAAAAGTATGGAATGCTGGATCCTGTTGAGCCTTATCGGCCACGTCAATTCTGGCGTTATCGATAAGAGCTTCACGAATCTTTCTTAATTCATAGATAGACTTATTTTCAGATATCTTTGCGCGTTCTTCTTCTTTGGCATCAGAATCCTTTCTATCAAGTTCATTAGACTTAGTAGTACTGATTGACAATTTAGTAAAATTGTCTAGTTTGCTTGAAATATCATTAATATCTTGAGCAATACCTTGCAATTCTGAATTGCTATTGATCTGTACTTCTACCAACTCATCAAATATCTTTTTGTGCTCTATAAGTTCGTCTATTACTTTACGCATGATTCATCCATGGTTAATGATTTGCTTTCTGTTCTTTCTGTTCTTCCAAGTATTCAACCAACATAGCAATATAAATTTCCCTCTCGAATGGTATCATATTCTCAATATCCTCTAAAGAATATTTGTGATACTGCATTAAGGCAAAGTTCATTTTATAGAAATTTGCCAACGAATCATGCGAAAGGGCAACTAAAAAAAAGTTTCTATACCTTCAATGTACTTGTTGTGTTCCTTCATACAAACCGGACATCTGTATTTTACGGCTTGTCTTAATCTTGGCATTGTTTCATAAAACTTTACAATGCTAGCAAATTGGTCCGATGTTAAGTTATCGAGGAATTCAGTTAAATCTTCTCTTGTTTGTTCTTTAGCATAATATGTTTCATTACCTTGATAGATGTAATCAATAGAATCTATAATAAGATTGAAAATGCCACCAATGTCATCTGGGTCCAATCGGTCAAATGCAGTAATGTTATCAAGATTAGGATACTTTAAAACCATTCCAGTTTCATCGTACAGTTTAATCTTTTTATTATGTTCAGGATTCTTAGTAACTTCCATCTTGGTCAAATCAAAGTTAATTTTTACCTTTGCTTTATCATCAATACAAGTATCACATGAGAAAATAAGATCAACCATTTCTCCTACTGACTTAGCACGAATCTGAAGTAACAGATATTGCAAGTCAAATATTGCTAAAGAATCGATATCGACTTTATCCATAATACAACTTCTAGCAACTTCCTTTAAAGTATCGACCATGACTTTTTGGTCTTCGCTTTGCTGTGCCATAAGAAGTGCTTTGTGTTCCTTGATGAGAAAAGGTTTGAACTTTATCTTTTGGTCAGTTGATGGTATAGTTGTATTATAAACTGTAGTTACTTGTTTAGGTAATGCCATAATTAGTCGCCTTTATTCATTTTGTCTATAAGTTTCGAGAGTTCTGCAGTTGAACCAACAAAGATTGAATTGTTAGTCACATTAGTTGCTTTTTGTTCTGGTTCTTTTGTTACTAACTTTTGTTTCTTTGTATGAACGTCAAGTAACTGATGGTTTATGTCAGCGAGTTGTTTGATAAGATTACCAACAACTTCAAATGCTCTTGGGTGCTCGGATTGTTTAGCAATCTCAAGAGCAGCATCAAGGGCATCCTGTCCGCTTTGAAGTAGTCCATATAAATTACCTCGGGTTTGTTCACAATCATAATTGACAGCATTGTCCTTTGGAGGAACTACTATTCCTTGTCTAGTAATCAAGTCACCATCCATCGGAGTTAAATCAAAGACATCATTTAATTTTTTATCAATGTTCATAATAAGTTTATTGAAATTGTGATTGAAATCTAGTTGGATTAACAATATAATCCGATTGTTGGAATCTCAGAGAGTTGTAATACCCACCCAAAAGATTTGATGCGGTCTTATCACCTATCTTTTGTTTCAAGAAATTACTAATCTTAGTATTATCCGCTGATTCAATTACATCATTAGTCTCGTAATTGAAAACTGTATAATATCTATATTGCATTGAAACTGATAATTTCATTACTCCATCTCCAGTATAAGACAATTGAATATCCGATACTGATTTTGGAAATGCTTCATGTAATGTTACTTTATATTTTTCATTATGTTCTGAATCATAAACAATAATATCAACCAATGTGGTATAATTCTTATAGTAAGCATGATTTCTTGTTATTGGATTGATAATAGAATTGATCCAAGAATCAAAGAATTTCTTTATATTCATATCATTATCAACGTAGAATGTTAGATTTACTGGGTCGTATATTCTTTGTGTTGGCGATTCTCTTGTTTCACCATAAGCTGATACATCTACCGTACCAAGTGAAGTACCTGGCAAATTAGTAGAATCACAGAACATAATATATTTTTTCATTGCTTGAGATGATGCAAAAGAACCTGGTATAGTAGTTCTGTTATTTGCATCTGTAGGCACAGTAATCGACACGGCAAAATGGGAGCTTTTCATCAACCCACCATTCTTTACCTCTGAGATAAAACTTTGAAGAGAACCTGTTTCTGACATGTTATTTCCTTATTGTTTCCAAATGTATTCTTTAGATTCACCAACAAACATCTCATTTGGTAATAGTGCAGCCGTTAACCAATTATCAGAATGGATCTTTTTAATTGGGGTTTTGAAATGGTCAAATAGATAACGATGAATACATTTCTCAAATTTCTTGCCCCTTGCTACAGTTCGAAGTATATCATATGAAATAGTCAACTTAGCACTTGTTGTTTTTCTAGGACTAGATGCAACTTCTTGTAATGCATCCAATAATAATATTCTCTGTTTATAATGAAGATAATGTAAATTGATTCCAATAAATCCATCCGGCATCATTCTGAATGGAAATACTAATGGAAACTTATCCCAATATGGCAAAGTTGCTTTATGTTTAGCATCGTAATAGTACATATACAATTCGCCAGGGACAGGATTATTTTGAGTAGAACTTCTAAGATGACCTTCTCTAGAAGATGCTAATCTTTTTGCTTCAGACGTAAACCAAGCTTTTGAATTTTTTATAATATCTTTCAATTCATAATTAGAAGCATCCAATACTCTTTGTTGTATAAGTTTCTTTGGAAGAGTTCTTACTTTAACATTAATCTTATCCCAAACATTACCAGGCATTTTTATGGAACCAGTTTCCATCTTATTCCACGATGCTTCTGAAATTCCGGCATATTCAGATGCTTGTTTAGACGATAACTTGTATAAACTTCTAAGAGCTTTTATTTCTTTAATTGATGGGCTGTCAGAGGTTTCTTTTTGTACCATATAGAATTCCTTAATTATTCACGTTCATATTATTTATATCAAAAAAGATGTTTTTCAGTCAATACTATGAATTCCCATCCTCTATCTATAGCCCACTTATTTGCTGCTTCCCATTTAGCTTGGTTAACCATAAAAGTAGCACATTCAGTCAAATATCTTTTAGTTTGTCTTGATGGTACTTTAGGCGGTTTGCATTGAGCATCAGGTTTGATTTCAACCAAATAAGTCTTGATTTCACCTTTACTATTTTTTACTTTTATTTTGAAATCCAAGAAGTATCTATGTGGTTTCATATCAACGGGTGACCTATAAGGAACAACAGTTTCTTCAGATGACCATTTAATAACATTAGAATTGTTATCTGCCCAATTCATGAACTTCAATTCCCAGCTACTCCTATACGTGATTTGACTTACGTTACCTTCATACTTTTCTGGAAATTTAGGTGACCATTTGCCTTTGTGATATTTGCTCATAATCTGTATTTATTATATAAATAAACATTATATATCTTAAACAAGAGAATAAAGATGGCACAAAGAACCCAATACACTAAACAGAATTTTAAGAATACCTATTCTACAGATTCATTTAGTTATCCAGATGATGTGACTACTAGCGAAGTCTATGGTGGTAACTTTGCTGTGTTTTTCATCAATGTACAAGAACAATCTAAATTATTAAATGGCGATACCTCATTCGTGAATGATGTGATTACTGGAATTAATAATAACGCTGGAAATATTAGTACTACTGCTGCTATTGCATCTCAAGCAATGGTTGGAGCATTCCAAGGTGGTCTTGTTGGTGCAATAGGAGGAGTTTATGATGCAGTCAAAAGTGCGGGTGCTGGTAATGCCGCAGATACTGGATTAGCAAATTCAGGAAAGGGTATTTTAGGTTCTGCTGCTAAAAAACTTGCTGCTCCATTAGGAGGTGCTATATTGAAAGGCGGTGCGGCTGGCGTAATTGCTTACGAATCTGGTGGATTCTCGCAACCAGTAAAGCGATTGAAAACTGCTATTTCTCTTTATATGCCATCTAGTCTATCTGCTACTTATGGCGTTCAGTACAATGAATCTGAAGTACAACTTACAATGCAAGTAGCAAATGCTGTTGGTGATATGTTTAATGGCACTTTACCAGTTGGCGATACTAGTAAAGCAATTGCTACTGCCGTAGGATTCAAAATGAGTGGTGATGCTGCTGGAGCACTTTCAAAATTATCCAAATTGGCTCCTAATCCAACAACAGAAATGGTATTTCAATCTGTAGAGACTAGAACATTCAGTTTTAACTATAGATTTGCTCCACGTTCTGAAAAAGAAGCTGAGAATGTTCTGAGAATTATTGAACAATTCAAATTCCATATGCATCCAGAATTTAAAGATCAAACTGGATTCCTTTACATATATCCGTCCGAATTTGATATTGTTTACTATTCGGGTGGGCAAGAAAATCCTAATCTACATAAGCATACTTCATGTGTACTGATTAATATGGTAGTAAACTATACTCCTAATAGTATATTTTCTACATTCGACAATGGAATGCCTACCCAGATTGAACTAACTCTATCATTCAAAGAATTGGCAAAACTAGACAAACAGAAAATTCAGGAAGGAAAATTCTAATGTACTTTCAAGATTTTGATAAAATATACTACAATTTTGATATCAACGGTAAGACTGAAACTAGAGTAATGACTGACATTACTAAGAATGTCAGAATAAGAAAACAAATCTTATCCAATATTACTCTGTTTGATGAGTATACTATTACAGATGGTGAAACTCCAGAATCTATTGCCGAATTGATATATGGTAGAGCAGACTATCATTGGGCAGTAATGTTGTCTAATGATATGTACGACTATCTTAATGATTTTCCATTACCGATGAGAACAATGGAAAAGGTGATTGCGGATAAATATGGTGAAGATAACGTAAACAATATTCACCATTATGAAGCAGTAATACATGGAACGTCTTATGTTGTTGATGAAGATGCACCAAATTCTGTTCCTATTACAAATTCAGATTATGAATATACTGTCAATGAGAGTAAAAGAAATATAAAATTAATCTCTCCGCTATTAATTGAACAAGTTGCTAATGAATTAGGTAATCTAGTCTAATGGCCATAACTAATGAACTAAAAGCTGCAGGCGAAGTTGATATCCAACGGGTAGAAATAGTAGCATCTTCAAGACGTTCTTTGGATATCAGAAACCAAGTGCTTGCTATTAATATCTTTGAAGATATATTCTCACCATTCATAACAGGAAATCTTGTTATCAAAGATGCTATGGATTTAGTAAATTACTTGCCATTGGTCGGCGATGAAACTTTACTCCTAAGACTAGCAACACCAGGATTCAAAGACAAGAATACTTTCATAGACATTACTTGCAAGATATTCAAATTGTCTGATAGAGAAATGATGAGCAACCGTTCTGTTGGTTATATTCTCCACTTCATATCTAATGAAGCGATGATGGATTTGAATCTCAAATTGAGCAAGTCGTTCAATGATAATATTGCAAATGTTGCTACCAAAATTCTTACCGATTGCAGTGCTAAAGATCCTGATAGATTCCACGTCGAACCAACTAGCAATAATATTTCCTACGTTTCAAATTATTGGTCGCCAGTAAAGAACCTGAATTATTTGGCTGACCATGCTATAAGTATGACAGGTTCGCCAACATTCTTGTTCTTTGAGAATAGAAATGGATTGAACTTTGCATCTCTTGATTACCTCTATACATTGCCTAAGGTCCGTGACTTTATCGTTAACGACTATTCAAGAGACTTTAACCAAGGTAATAACGGTAACATAAGAAACATTGAAAGAGATTTCAGTCAGGTAATAGACATAACAGTTCCTGTAGCTTATGACTATGTTGATAGAATGAGAAGTGGTACTTTTGCTTCAACCCTAATTACTCATGATATTACAACAAAGACTTATACCTATGCTGGATTTGATTATCTTACAGATTACGATAAAGATAAAAGACTGAACAAGTATCCATTACTCAATTCCAATATTGTACATTCTCCAGCAGCAGCCATTGCTACTATTCATAAAGCCAATGGTGTATTGGCAGGAAACAATGACGTTACAAATTCTAAGATATTCCAGAAAAGACGTTCATTGTTATCATTAGCAGAAAGTTGCCGAGTTCAAATAACAGTACTTGGTCGTACAGATTATACCATTGGCCAAAAGGTCAATGTTAATACTAATCGGAATATGCCAATCGATAAAGAAGACAAAGATGTTACTGATAATACCTTTTCTGGCGATTATATTATAGCATCCATAAGACACGTTATTGATAGAGAATCTCACCAATGTGTTATGGAACTTATTAAAGATTCAACTAATTTGAAAATATGAGGTAGTTAATGAGTCAAGTATTCTATACAGGCTGCGTTGAGAACAGAATGGATCCACTTATGCTTGGTAGATGCCAAGTAAGGATTGTTGGATTACATACACATGATAAAGTTGAATTGCCAACGAAAGATTTACCATGGGCTCATCCTATGGGACCGATTACTAGTGCTTCAATGAATGGCATTGGTTGGTCACCTACTGGAGTGGTTCAAGGTACTTGGGTCATTGTTATCTTTATGGATGAATTCAAACAGCAACCAATAATGATTGGTACTATTGGTGGCATTCCAATGACCAAATCAGCCGCATTGATTGCTGAAGTTACTAATGGTGTTGTATCGACCGACGAAGATGGTGATCTTATTAGTTCAACTGGTGACATTGTTACTGATTTAGTATCTCAGATTGCTGACGAAATCAATGCCGATTCGGGTACTGAACAGAAACGTGGTGACAAATACCAAATAAAAGCTGTTACAGTTCAGACATCTAATGGTCCTGTTACTACTTATAATATTGTTAATATGGAAGATAGTACGATTATTGGCACTGCACTCATAAATGAGTATACTAATCTATATGAAGTCACTTTACTGAATCAAGAAAAATATACAGTAGAACAATATACTCCATTTGCATTACCGAAAGAATTTGATACTATAGATTCAATTTCTTCTTATTTCGAAACTAATTTTTAGGATACATTATGGCAGATCCAATAGTAGATGCACCTATACCAGATACTCCGCCACCTGAAGCAAAACTGACTGGACACAAAGCCCAGATTGCTATGAAAGGTATTAAGGCAATCAAAGAACAAATGATTGCTGGAGGATTTACTTCAAAATATGCACAATGTGCTGTGTTGGCTATTGCTGGAGGTGAATCTGCATGGCAATGTATTGCTGAAGGATATCCACATAGTTATAAACTTTTGACTAGTGGTAAATTTTCAAATGTATCAGAAGCTGATGCACAGAAATATAGTAATGCAAAGAAGAATGGAATCTCAAAGGTTGAATATTTTGGATGGTTGTATGGTACTAGATTAAGAAAATCTGCTGCTGAAGGTAATTACTACGGACGTGGTTATATTCAGTTGACATTTTCTGATGCTTATGATAAAATGTCAAAGCGTATTGGCGATCCAAATATTGACCTTTTAAAGAATCCAGAATTACTTGAAGGTGAAAGTGATGAAGCAATTCTTACTAATGCAAAATATGTTGTAGCATTCCTCAAATGGAAAATGAAAGATTGGAAGACTGCCCAGCATAGTCCTGGATTTATGGAATATGCATTGAAAGCTGTTGGAGGACTTCAAGATAGATGGCCACTAAAAAGAAGATATAATGAATACTTTTTAGGTGGAAAACCTGCTCCTGCTCCGGCATCAGATAAAGATCCAGCTACATCTACAATTCAGAAAACTCCTAAAGAAATTGCTACTGCTCCTCCACATAAGAAAGAAGCATATACTGAACCAAGAGATGAGAATTTTGATAAGAATGGATTTACAGATCCAGAAGGTAAGTATCCTTTAAGGGATTACATGAATGAGCCAGATACTAATCGTCTTGCTCGTGGAATTCTTAAAGGTACAAATATCGAATATAAAGACCAGACTAGACACAAATCGATACCAACTCCTAATGGAGGAAGTTACGAACAACCTAGAGCAGGATTTAGTTCCGTTTATCCTTACAATAAAGTGTTTGAATCTGAAAGTGGTCACGTTCTTGAATTTGATGATAGTCCTGCTGGTGAACGTGTAAACTTGTATCATAAGAAAGGCACATTTATTGAAATCGATGCTAATGGTACTCAAGTCAATCATATCATTGGCGATGGGTATTATATTGTAGAACATAATGGTAACATATTTGTTAATGGATGTTGTAATATTACAATCAATGGTAATACCAATCTGTTATGTGGTGGAGATGCTACCGTTGAAGTAAATGGTACCAGTGATATCATTCTTCATAATGATGCTAATATTGGTGTTGCTAAAGACTTGAATATTGCTGTCGGTGGCGATATGAATGTTCTTGTTGAAGGTAACTATAATCTTGAAGTTGGCAAGACATTCAATACTCGTACTATTGGTACTATGTCACTCGAATCCAACGATGCATTAAAATTGAAGACTCAAAAGAATATCAGTATGGAAGGTGGAGATACTCAATCTACTGCTGAAACTCTTATGAAACTTTCAGGCGATATCAAAATAGAAACAGATGGTGCTTACCAAATTAAAGCCAAATCTATTCAATTCGAAACTACTGAAACTCTCAAATTAAATGCTGGTGGTCAATTAAGTGCTAAAGGAACAAAAATTAATCTTAATGATCCTGATGAAACGATACCAACATTGGATAAATTAGGAACTCCTAAGAAACCAGTAGACTTTAAAGGTGATACTAAATCTAATACAGAAGAACATGTATTGGTTGATACGTCACTTAATCCAGCAGGAGAATTCAATCCTAATACTTTAAGTGAATCGGTAATGGATTCTGTTATTAATAAGTTACCATTGTCAGATGATATTAAAGGATTATTTGGTGGAACTACTCCAGATGTATATGATAAGAAATATGCTGATCAGCCAATCGAAACTAAAACGTCACTTCAAGCAGCAGGGGTTTCTAAAGGAAGATTGGTAGTTCCTCCAGTAGCAATACCAAATAATACAATATTGGATAATTTACCATCGCCCGATAGAATATCAGAAATGAGATATGACACCGAAGAAGATGCTGCTAGCGTAAAAGGTGCTAAAGCAATTGCTGCTAGAGATAGTACAGAAGAAGCAAAAGATGAATTAGCAAACAGAGAATCTTCTACTAATACTATTAAAGATGATGATGGTAATATAGTTGATGCACCTTCTTTGTCTGGTGGATCAAGTTCATCTAAAGGATTATCGGCTGATAAGAAAGCAGAAATTGATGCTAAATCTGATTTCCCTATGAGTTACCCACTATCCAAACACTTTACTCTTGGAATGCTCATTAAGGATAAGAATGTTCTACGAGACCAAATGTTGCCTGGTGGTAAAAGTGAAAAAGCTGGAACTCCTACTAGAATGTATACCAAACAGGAACTGGTGGCTAATTTAGCAGCATTGTGTGAAAACTGTTTAGAACCAATATATGATTTATTAGGACCGTGTACTGATATGAGTAGTAATGGCACTTGGAAAATTAACTCTGGACTACGGAATCCTGGAAGTGTTGCTGGTTCAGGTGACGGTTCGGATCATAATAAAGGACGTGCTTGTGACTTCCAATTACATCCTAAAAGATCCATTACAGAAATGTACACCTTGGTAATGAAAATAGAAAAACTATTGCCATATAATCAATTGATATTTGAATATAGAAATGGTGGTGCTTCAAACTGGATTCATGTATCTTATTCAACTCAAGGCAATCAGAAACGAGCATTCACTATGATTAATGATAAACCAGTTAATTCATCAGGACAACCTGCTTCTGGTTCAACTGGATTATTTAAGTTCTTTGCTAAGGATTAATAGAATGCACCTGTAATTGATTCAGGTTATAACCAAATGTATTGATAAAACCCATTAAGATATAATATACAGCATATTGATGGGTCTTGTCAACATTATTAAGGAAACAAAATGTCAAGTAAAGGAATAGCACGAGGTTCAGGAAAAGATACTGTATCAACTGGTCATCAATGTGATGCTACAACCACAGCCAATCAATGTTCATCTGATGTTATAATCAATGGCAAAGGTGCATGTAGATTGGGAGATACTATAACTATTCATAATCATAAAGTTGGTGATAGTTGTGTTCCTCATACTGCTTCAATAACTTCAGCATCAAGTTCAGTATTTGTAAATGGGATTGCTATTGCTAGAGACACCGATAGTGCTGATTCTGGTTCAATATCTTCAGGTTCAACAGACGTATTTGCAGGATAATAAATGAAAAACACTCGCACATTTTCAGACATAGATTTAAACTTCAATCCGGTAGCGTCGTCTCAAGATAGATACGATGTTGCTGTTGATACGGATTCCTTAATAACTTGTGAAGATACTACACCAATCGTAATAGGTTCCAATACTCTATTTTCCTATATGATTAAACCCAATGATAATCTTTACATTAATGGATCATTCATTGGCAAAATCAAATCAATAGAATCTGATACTCAACTTACGCTCATTGCTAACAGTACTCAATCACTTCAAGTTTCTGGTACTCAATTGAAGTATTCTACTCCTGGTGATATAGCATTACGATATGATGCTAATGCTATCAAAGGTTCCTTACGTAACTTGATTCTTACTATGAATCATGAAAGACCTTTCAATAGTAAACTAGGTTCTCAGGTAAAAGCATTAATGTTTGAACCTGCGGATCCAATTACTCATATCAAGTTAAAGCAGTCCATTATCAATACCGTGAATGCTTATGAACCTAGAGTTCAGTTGTTGGATGTAGTTGTCGATATGAAACCAGAATCCTATTCTGTAAATATTTCAATCATATTCCAGATAATAAATACAACAGAACCACTAAAAATAGATTTAGTTCTTAATCGAACACGATAACCATAAGGAAGTGCCGTGGCCAATAACAAAATCACAACTCAAGATTTAGATTTTGATGGTATAAAATCCAATCTGAAAACCTTCTTTCAAGGTCAGACCGAACTATCAGATTATAACTTTGAGGGTTCTGGTCTTGCTTTGCTTCTGGACGTTCTAGCATATAATACTCATTATAATGCACTTTATACTAATCTTGCAGTCAATGAAGCGTTCTTAGATTCTGCTGTTAAAAGAAATAGTGTTGTATCAAAAGCATTTGAATTGGGTTATTTACCAAAATCAGCAACTTCTGCCAAATCTACAGTTAATATTACTGTATCTGGTGTTACTGGAAGTCCTGGATTATATTCACTTTCTGCTAATACGCCATTTACTACCAATGTGAATGGAACAACATATACATTCTACAATTTGGCACCTGCTGTTGCTCAGAATAATGGTGGCACTTACAAGTTTTCTAATGTCGTTTTGACTGAAGGTATTCCATTAACTCAATCGTATATTGTATCGGATACCACAAGTTATATTATATCCAATCAGAACTGTGACATTTCTACTCTAACTGTGGACGTCTATGATAATCCAAATTCAAGCGTAAAAACTAAATTCAGCCAAGTTGATGATATCATATCAGTTCAAGTAGATGAACCAGTATACTTCATTAAGGAAATTGAAGGTGGTAAGTATGAAATTCAATTTGGTAATGGACGAATTGGACGTGCTGTAAGTAACGGCAATATGATTGTAATGAACTACATGGTATCCAATAGAGCTAATGCTAATGGTGCTAGAGTATTCAATACAACTGGTCTTGGTAGTAGTACAAACATTGTCACATTGACTACATCTAGTGGTGGTGGTGATGCTGAAACTATTGAAGATATTAAGTTCAATGCGCCACGTCTTTATAATGCTAACAATAGA